GCGAAAGATATACAGGAAAACGCCGCCTGCGCCAGCCCGTCAGCGTTTTCCTGTATATCTTTCGCCTGCTGCTCCAGCTCGTCTGCATGGTTTTTGATTTCGTCAGCCATGCCAGCAATTTTTTCATTGCTGTCCACTGCGCTCTCAATCAGATCTTTAAACGTAGCGGAGTCTTTGATCTCCTCCAGGATCACATCGGTGATATCGGAAACATCGATGCTGGCCTGACCTCGCACCCAGTCGGTATACCCGGACTCGTTTCCCGTTCTGTCGACCAGTTGCGCGCGATACCAGAAAATCTGCCCTGCCTTAAGACCCATCTGCTGATATTTGCGCTGCGGATAAGGCACATCGGCCAGCAGCATTGCATCATCTTCGCTACCGGTCAGGCTGTACTGAATTTCCGTCTTCAGCGTGTCTTCGGTATTCGCCGGGAATCCCCAGTTCAGCTCGATACCGAATACCACGTTTTCAGAAGCGATGAAGCCAACCGGCTTCGGTGGGTTTCCCACTTTACCCGTCAACGTTTTCTCTTCTGAATAGCCCCACCCAGATGAAATTTCGGCGGCATTGATGGCACGCACGCGAACCAGGTAGCGTCCTGCATAAATCCCCGGAACATCGAATGACGTGGTGGAGCTGCGCGGCACATTCACCCAGTTCCCGTCATTGCGACGCCACTGTGCCTCATACGCGATAGCATTTTTCGCCTGGTCCCAGCTGACGCGCATGGTCTCAACGCTGATATTCTGCTGAACGACAGAAAACGAACTGATCGCGATATTAGCTGGCGGGGACTGATTACCGGGCGGAATTACACTTATTGGCCGCTGGTCGATAATGGCACCGGTATCGATACGCGCATATTTATCCGGATCGTGCAAAGCGCCAGCAATCGAATACGTTCCGTCATTATTATCCGTAACGCTGATAACGCGATATTGCTGCGCGTAAAGCTCTTCAGACTCGACAATCCACACCGATTCCACTGCAGGTGTTTCGCTGTATGCCGTTGTCACAGTGACGGCCCGCCCGTTTACGCTCTGTATCGTCCTGCTCTGCGATGCGCCGGACGGAAGGTTAACCATCAGACGGCTTCCGGGAGCGGCTGCCGAATCACGATCAAGCGTGATAACGCGACCGTTAACCGCGCTGATGCGCCCTCCCATCACTTTTCCGGAAAGCAGCTCATCGGCAACCGCGATGATATAACCAGGCTGTGGGATCTTACCGTCAAGACCAACATCGAACGACACGATGCGATCCTTGTTATTGGTCAGGATACCCCAACGTCCTTTGCGGTTTGCCTCTGACTGCCGGGTACAACCAATGGCTGTCATTTCGAGCTGATTTGTGCCAAAGCGAGCAACGAGATCCTGCTCAAATACAGGCTCCATCGCATCCGCGTAGGCATTACCCGGATCGGACCAGGAAACCAGTGCCGTGGTATAGCGGGTTTTGGTGGTGCTGCCCGAATAGGTAAAGCGCCCATTAACCACGTTTGCACGCGTGTAGCTGTAATCCACATCGCGGGGCATATCCGCCAGCGCAACGATTTGATCGCCACCCCAGTACGTCATGCCCCGGAATATCGCCGCAAAATCACGTAACACGGTATAGGCGTCATTCCTCTCCTGCACGTACACGTTACAGGTATAGCGAGGCTCAGTGCCGCTACCGCCTTTACCATCAGGAACCGGCTGATCGCAATATTGCGCGACCTGATAAAGCGTCCATTTATCAATATTGGCCGCCGTCAGGCGATTGCCCAGCCCAAAGCGGTCGCTCACCACCAGATCGTAAAAAATCCAGGCTGGATTATCCGTCCACGCCCACTTAAACGCCCCTGTCCATGTGCCGCTGTAGGTGCGGGTCTCCGGGTCATACGTATCCGGAACGCGGATTACACGCCCTCGCGGTTCGCAGGATATTTGCGGGATAGAGCCGTTAAACTGGCTTGAGTCGAATTCGATGTACAGCAGCGCGGTATTTGGATAACGCAGTTTGGCGTCAATAACCTCTGTGTAGCTCTGCAGCGTCATCGTGTCGCCAATTTTCGCGCTGTTGGCATCCGCCGTAAGCTTACGCAGGCGCACCGTCCATGTACTGCCTGCCTGTGGTAAATCGATACGATGGCTGCGTTCGTAGCCGGAAGTTGTCTTGCCGGTTACGCTGGTATTAAGTACCGTCTGCCAGGTGCCGCCATCGGTCTGCAGATCAATAGCGTAGTTAATTGAATAGCCAACCAGATCGCCATCATCCTCCTGTTTAAAAAGCGATGGCCACTTGAGGCGCAGGCGAACGGCTGACAGTTGCGTGTTGGTAAAGGTATGTGTCCAGCCGGTGGTGCTTGACACTTCGGTGCCCACGCTGATTTCATTTTCTGTGCCGGGGATACCCTGAATATATTTTTGTGCCTGAGTCCCCGGACGAAATTCCCACGCCACGCCACTGAAGTTTTGCGATCCGTCTGCATTCTCCAGTGGCGTGCCATCGAGATAGATATCCTTCGCCGTCAACTGCCCTGCAAATTCGCCCTCTCCCAGTGCAACAAGAATTTTGGCTTTCGCTACGGACTGGAGATCGTCTGGTTGTTCAGTCGGGGTGCGTGAACTGGAGCTGCCGCCCTTGCGGCCTCTAATCGGAGTAGATGTAGCCATATTGCGCCCATAAAAAAGGCCACCCTGAGGTGGCCTGAAAGGAGGTTTTTATTTATTGCTGGTCTTCGACATAAATCCCGGCAGAAATAATCGCACCGCCGATTTGCCGACGACCATAAAGAAGCGGTACCGGATAGCCCTGCGCGGCGGTGTTGGTGACTCCACCGAACGCGTATGAGGCGCGGTTATCTGAACTCTGTTTGCTGGCCAGCCCCGCTGGTTGAGGGGAAAGCATCTGAACAACCCCGCCAATCATCATTGCGGCACCGAATTTGTATAAGAATGGTGATGCCGCAGCCCAGGGTGTGAAATTAAGCACCGCCCCAACGGCAACCAGAACTGCACCAAGTATTGTCTGGAGTAATCCGGCCTTTTTGCTCCCGATAATCACCGGGACAATGCGAATGACATCGCCGGTGACCGGGTAACCCAGGTCATCAACACCAATATTCTTTTTCCCTTTGAATACTGAATAAGTGAGACCACGGCGTTGGCTGGAAATCATAAACTGCTCAAAGCCCGGTATAGTCTTTGCCAGCGCAACACTCGCTTCGTTCACGCGGGAAATCAGGCGATGGTGAACTTTACCGAATGTTTTCCCGAGCACGCCGCCAAGCTCAATGCGGGTCATTACTTCCTGCATGTTTCACCTGCCATTACATCTTTATAGCGAACGATCTTCATTGTGCGCTCCTGCCAGTATCCGCCATAAGGAACACGTTGACTCAGATGCCCGTAAAGATGGTGCAGCAGCATGTTACCCTCCAGTAAAATCCCGGCATGATTCCACTTATCGGCCTGCACCTGCATGATGACGAGGTCCCCTTCCTGAGGCGGACCATCAAACTCCCTGAATCCGCACTCGTACCAGCACTCCTGATAGAAATTGTCCGGGTAGTCGTTTTCCCACCAGGGATAATCCACCCGGTAATCGTGGAGCTCGATACAGTGGGTCTGCCGGAAATAGCTCATTACCAGACCCCAGCAATCGAAGTGGCCAAGCACGAACGGACGCTCCAGCAATGGCAGCTCCCCGCGTGGCTGAATGGTACGTAAATCCCCCTCTGGCCAGCTCACAATATGCCAGGGCAGCAGCGTTGCATCACACTGCGCCTTATCCAGCTCGCTGGCCTGCGTCGTCGCATCAGGATGGCTGTGAACAATGGCCACCACCGTCCCCCAGTCTTCTGCCGCTGCGTAATCTTCGGGGGACAGGTGAAAATGTTCAGTCGGCTCTGCTGCGAGATTACGACAGGGAAAATAGCGCTCAACCCGGCTTTTCTGTGCCACCACGCCGCAGCACTCTCGCGGATATTCCGCTGCAGCGTGTGCCATGATGGCATCAATGGTTTTCTGGCGCATATCAGCTCCTGATAAGAGATGTACCGGGGAAACCGCCAAACGGCAGCTCGTTGCTGTCTCCGTGCCGGAGCTTGCAGGCCGTCAGCGTGCCGTTGCAGACATCCAGCGATGGATCGTCAACCGGATTATTGTTTTTGTCGAAATAGCGCGTTCCGGCATAGTCGCAGCCGTCGCCGGTCCGGTACTTGTTCCGGATGCACCAGCTGCATAACGAATGCAGCTGCCGCGTGGGTATCATCTGGCCCTGTAAATCCATCGGACTGGAAAGCGTAAATTCAACAGATTCATCCGTCTCGGTGCTTCTGGCATCGATATAAAAGACCTTCAGCTTTTCCTGTGACGGGTCTGCAGTGGGATTGCCCTGCGGAAAATTTCTGGCGTCCAGATACTGTGCCAGCGTGTCGTGGATACTCACTTTCGCCTGCAGCAGATCGTCATACGCCAGACAGAGCGCTGAGATCGAGCTGTCCAGGTTCGCCACCGTCAATTTTGGCTGTGGGCTGGTACCGTCTGTGGTCGCCTCAATACCCTCCACCTGACATGGCCAGGCTTTATATTCCTCCCCCTGCCACCATATGGACTTCGCCGGAAGTTTATTCTCATCCCCGCCTGCGGCTTCAATCTCTTCCGGGGTGTGTGCGATATTGTGTGCGTGGAAGCGGAGCACATCTGACATACCGAACGCTGTACCATCGACAGAAAAAAGCCGGACTTCATTGCCCGGCTCAAGTTTTTGATAATCAGCATTAAGACTCATGGTGCAAATGCCTGTTCAAACGTTGCGGTTACGGTTATCACTTTTACGTTTTTAACCACCTTTTTGAGCGTGTCAGCCTCGACACGCCACAGCGCGGTATCGCCGAAAGGCGGAGTGAAAATAAACGACTTCACTTTATGCCGCCGAAGGAAGGCATGAATTTCATTCGCTGTAGTCGGATCCCCTGAGAAGGAAAATTCATAGGTGCGAATTTCATCATTCAGACCTGAGCCGCTCACCTGTGCGTAACCGTCGCCGAACTGGACCTTCCTGACGGTGTCTTTGCTTCCCTCTGTGGGCTGGCTGGAGACCTTAATACCCCAGGGGAATGTTTCTATCGTCATAACTGTTACCTGCGATTGGTCGCATTCCAGATAAGCCCACCGGGCTGGATTGCCCTGGCGATACCATCGTTGACAGATTTGTTAATCACCTGCTGATACGCCTTACCCAGCCTGTCTCCGTCGTTTTGCTGCTGTGCGTTACCGGAAGCATTCTCGACCGTCACCGGGGCATATACACTGACACCGAAAGGTGCTGCAGCCGGGCCTGTACCACCGCCCCCGACATACCCACCCGTGGCATACCCTTTCATCATCCGGTAAAGATTGCCGACGCCGATCCGGCTGGTAGCCTCTTTGGTGAAAACAAATTCACCACGGTGAACGACACCTGCAGGTTCATATTTCCCGCCTGAACCGGTATAACCGCCACCTGCAAATCCCAGCGCGGTTGTCGCTGAATCCACCAGGCCTACCATCGCCTGTTTCAGCAGGATCTGTGTCAGCATGGAGAGCGTGGAGCGGGTGAAGTCAGCCCAGTCAGCCTTTCCGCGCGTCAGCATGTCAGCCATATTTTGCCCGATGCCATCAAACGCACTGGTGGCAGCCGACTTCATCTGGCCATAAGCATCTGAAGCAGAATCAACATAATCTGCCCATGCGGATTTGGCTCCGGACTGCCAGTCGTCCCGCAGCTTATCCTGCTCGGCGTAATACGCCTGCAGCGCCTGCAGCTCATTCTGATAACCAGCATCGTTCTCCGAACCACCACCATTTTTCCAGCCCTGAAGAAGCTGGGCCTCTTCATTGCGACGTTGTGCTGCACGACTGCTCATACCAGCACTTTCCGCAAGGGCTCGGGTTTTCTCGCCGATCTGCGTGACGTATTTTTGGGACGTATCCTGCAGGCGATTAAGCCGCTCCTGCGCCACTATCTGATCGCCGAGCTTCGCATTCAGCTCCGCACGGGAAAGCACCTCACTTTTACTGGCCAGCAGGGATTTTTCCTCAGCAGAAAGCGTTCGGGTCTTCGCGGCCTCTTCCAGAACCGTAAAGCGGGACTGCTGACGCCACAGCTCCTGACGCTGCTGGCTGATGGTGTCATTGATGCTCTTATGCTCCTGCAGGGTGCGCAGCTGTGTCTGTAGCTCCAGCGTCTGGGCACTGGCCGTATCGGTGGCACGGGCACCTGCGGGGGTTCTGATTGCCGGGGTCTTCTTCGGCTTTTTAAGGGTGTCTTCGTACTCTTTTTTCGCGGCAGCCAGGTTGATGTTGTAGTCAGCCTGGAGGATCCGCCCCTCTTTCAGCGCCTTGTTGAGCTCGCTCTGCCTGGCCGTGTATTTCTCCAGTGCCGTCTGCGTTTTGGCATAGTTTGCCTGTGCCTGCGCAGCATACTTCTGGCGATCCGATTCCGCAGCCGCTTCGCGCGATGCATTCTCTTCGTTCGCCCTGGCAATTCCCGCCTGCTGCTGCGCCATATCCAGCGCAAGCCTGGCCGTTTCGCGGTCATTCCAGAATCGGGCGCGAGCCTCATCATTGACATATCGGTCACCTTTACGCAGGTTCCAGATTTCATCAGCCTTTTTAAACGCGGCCTGGGCTTTTGCCACCATCTCCTGGGCGGTGTCAGGTCTGCCAATATCAAGTGCAGCATCCCACATCGACTTGAAGGCACGCTTCAGGGAATCCGCTGAAGACTCAATCGTCCCCATATTGTCGCGGATGGCCTTGGTCTGATCGTTGAATCCGGCAGTAGCAGCCTGATTAGCCGCCTGCAGTGCGCCAGCCTCATCACCGGCACGCTGCAGCTGTGCCACATGGGCAATCTGTTCGGCCGTAACGTTGTGGAACTGCTGAGCCATCGCGATCAGGCCTGATGTAGGGTCAGTAGTGAGCTTGCCGTATGCGGCTGCGACTTTTTCCACCGGCACGCCGGAGGCATCAGTAAATCGCGCCACCGCCTGGCTCATTTCATCAAAGCGCGAACTCGCGCCCACCCCCGCGTTGATAAGCTCGCTCAGGGCTTCGCTGGTCTGATTGAACGTCAGCCCCGCTGCCTGGCCGTTTCGTGCCAGCGCCAACATACGATCGGCAGTCAATCCGGCCGTGTTCCCCGACAGTACCAGCGTTTTGTTGAAGTCAGATAGTGTGGATGAGCCCTGGTACCAGGCATAGAACAGCGCACCCGTTGCGGCGGACAGCGCACCGATGCCGACCATCAACGGTGAGATCGTACCCAGTAAGGCCCGGAATGTTGGTATTATCCCGCCAAAGGAGTCCTTAACCTGACCGCCCTGCTGAAGCAGAATCAGCCATGGGTTCAGCCCGCCCGCTAGCTGCGTAGCTATATCGGTAAACTGCGCCGGAAGCATACGCATTGCTGCGTTATACTGGCCTATTGAAATACCCGCCTTGCGCGCGGCGTTCTCCTGGCGGCTAAAGGACTGCTGGATCCGTAGCGCTTCGTCGTTCGCCGCGCTGCCAGTCTGCTTTAATTCTTTTTTGACGTAGTTAAGCTGCTCGTTAAATTTCGTCGAGTTAACGTCAAGGTTAACGACCAGATCACCCACTGCCGTCTGGGCCATAGCGCACGCCTCCTGAAATACCTGCAGCCTTCGCCATCAGCGTATCGTCATCCGGCTCATCAACGTCGATGCTTTCCGATACAGGGGAAAGGATGCTGAAACTGTCCGGTGTTAATTCCGGATCAGCAAAAAACAGGGTTGAGATGGTGTAGAGCAAACCGGAGAAATGAGCATCCAGCTGCGCATCATGAAAGTAATTGTCCTGGTAGAAGATTTTCCAGTCGCCGTATTCCGTTGAGGACATGCCAGCAAGCATGGCACGCCAGTCCGGGCGACCGAACTCACGCGCCAGTTTCATGGCAAACTTCAGCTCACTGGCGAGGGCTTTTCCGCAGTAACAGGTTCAGCGGGTTCATTACGTTCTTCACCGGGCTCAGCCTGGTCATCAGTGACCGGCGCAATCATCCCGGACAGGAGTTTCACCTTATATTCGGCTTCGGCAACAAGTTCGGTCGGCCATGTCTGCATGACCTCATCCTGAATCTGCTCCACTTCCGCCGCCGCGTTTTCTCCCTGCGATCCTTTAAGCGCGTGGCCATGCCAGAGTGACATTGCCACCAGATATGCTCCACTCTTCACGGTAAGGGTAATGGCAGCCTGAAAATCACCAGCTTCAACCGCCTCAAGTTGTTTCAGGTATTCGAGGTATTCAATACGCTGCAGCGCCGACAGCTGGAACAATGTGACGCTGCTGCCGTTACTTTCAAGCAGCTCGCTCTTTAGAAACATAATTACTCCGGGGGAACGGGGCTTTCGCCCCGGTTATCAGGAAACAGTGACTTTGCAGATCGCCACAAAGTTACCGTCATTGCTCATTACGATGATCTCGACGGTGCCTGCCGCCACGCCGGTAACAGTCAGGGTATTGCCGCTGACGGTGACCGTTGCTTTTGACGGATCAGAACTGGCTACGCGGAAAGACTTATCTGAAGCACTTGCTGGCAGGACAGAAACAACCAGTTGCGTCGTGGCCGCGACAGCCACAGCCGCCGTGGATTTATCCAGGCTGATCCCCGTAACGGCAATCGGCGCGGTACCACTGTCTTCGGCCAGCGATGGTTTGCCATTGTTGGTGATTTTTGCCGTGCGGGTCATGACCTCTTTAGACGAGATGGTCTTGCCGAGACTGCTCACCCAGCCCTTAAAGACATCGACAACACCATTCGGATATTTGATTTTATACCCCTTCACGGTGCCTTCATCGAACCAGTTCACCAGGTCCTGCTGACCGGAATCCTCCGGCATCCATGCGAGCGTCAGGTTTGTTTCACCGGCTGATTTCTGCCCCTGCATCGTTGATGTCCAGTCGGCATTCTCATCATCGATGTAGGTGTCATCTTCCGATTCAGCTGTCAGTTCTCCGGGCTGCAGGTCTTTAATCTTTGCCAGGCGCAGCCAGTCAACGTCTGAAAGCGGATTGGCGTATGGATCACCAGTTCCGGTGTAAACCCAGAGGGTGGTACCAGCACCTTTTGTTGGTGCCAGCGGGTTTGGTGTGGCCATAGGGTCCTCACATGTCGTAAGTAATGGAATATTTCAGGTCGGCAGAACTCCACAGCGCCATATCGTCATCGCGCTGGTAGTCATAGCCCTGCTGAACCATTGTGGTGATAAGAGATTCAAGCCCCGGAACCTCTGCGAGAACCGGATACACTCTCGTCTCCATCCAGTCATCCAGATCAGAATCAGGTACCTGAGCCTCAAGAAAGACTTCGATATGCAGAATGGCCTGCCAGCTATCGGCGTCCAGTTCTTCCCCTGTGTATTCCGCATCTGTCAGGTAGACGGCAACAGCGGGAAAATCACCCTCTTCGAGCACTGCAGGTCTGCCGTCAAAATAAATGACATCAGTACCAATCGCGCTTTCCAGCGCGTCAATAATCACCTTGCGAATATCGCTGTGTTTCATCGTGTCAGAATTAACCTGAGTTGGTTGGTAAGGGATGCCCGGAGCTCTTTGGGCATATCTGACTCCATGAGCTTCGGCAGTTCTTCTTTAAATGCCGTAGTTAATGGAGCTGCCAGCGGGATGCTGACCACTTCAATGGGGTAACGAGGTTTTGAAGTCCGCCTCATGACATGCCAGCGACCATTTTTAAGTTGCTGGATAAAGCCGCCCGGAAAACGAAATGGCCCTATGCGCAGAACGCTGTTGGCCCCTTTCTTGTCCCGTTTTCTGCGGGAAAGTCGCACGCTTGCGGTACCGAGTTTAATGGCCGGTAAATTTCCCCGGTTTACCCGGATAAGTGCACGAGGTCTATTGACCGTCGCACGCTTCACCCTGGCGCGTTGCTTTACCAGTTTTCGCGGTACGCGCGTATCTTTTGATACGACTGCCACGCTGCGGCTGACGGCCCGGTTTGCCACGCGGTTAACGGCCTGCGCCGATGCCCGCGGAACAGCCGTTTTGCTGATGCTGTTAAGGTTTTCTATGGCCTGTTCAAGGCCTTTTATGGACATATGCGCTCCTTAACGGCGACGCGAAGATGCAGGTGGAGAGCCGTTACCCAGACAGATATGACAGGAGCCACAGTCATCCGGACCAATACGTTCAACCCAGAATTGCCGACCGTTAATCGTCAGCGTGTCCATACGCTGCAGCTGCCTGACAGTGGCGGTTTCCACAAACAGGGTCGGGCTGGTTCCTTCAACACGAATCCCGGCACCGGCATATCCGATATTTTCTGGATCATCGAATACACCGACCAGGGTGGCACCTGACAAAGCGCCTGACATCACCTTTGCCTCTGTGCCCATCACACCACGGATAGCGCTATCAGCTCGCGACATGGCCTCGTCAAAGAGATTATCGAAATCAGCCATGTGGCCCCCTTCAGACTTCGAAAGCCAGCCCCTTTGCGATCAAGTCGTCGGCATCCTGTTCAGATACGCGGATAATCACACCAGGCTCTACGATAGATACCGGCTCGTTACGCGTGGCATGCAGAGCGTCAATATGCAGGGTGGCCAGCGTTTCTACTGATACCAGGTCACCCGTTGTGGCCGATTCCGTTTTTACTTTTGCCACGTTAGCAACATTGCTGTCGGTGCTGTCGGTGCTGTCGGTGCTGTCGGTGCTGTCGGAAGCATTCTGCACGCCGTTTTCACCGTCAACTGACCCGGCATTGCCATCCAGTTCCTCTTCAAGCTCAGCAATACGCATCGTCAGTTCCTGAATGGTGCCGCTGGTACTGACCTCGCGGTTAAGCTGGGTCCCAAGTTCATTCAGGCGGGCGACCAGCTTTTCTTTTTCTGTCATGGGAAATACTCCAGAAAGGTGGCCCGACAGGGCCACTGGGGGAAGTTATGCCAGTTTGACGGAGACGAATGCGTCAGGGTCTGGCAGCAGCATCAGCGGAGCTGACTGAATCATGGTGAATTCGCGCGCCGGATCCCCCGACTGCACCCAGTTTTTCGGGTAGCGTGTCGAGGCATTGATACCTTCGCGCTGGGCATCAGCATCAAGAATGCAGCCATAGGTACGCAGGCCACGAGCCTGGGTATTCCCCAGCACCATTGTCAGGTCCGGCAGATAATTCTTTTTGACGTCGTTTTCGACGTACTGGCCGGAGTACACCACGATGGCCACATCGCCAAACATCCCCTTGTATGAAACAGCCATACCCAGGTCTTTCACGGCAGTTTCCAGCTCAGAGTTAGAACCACGACGCGTATCCAGCTTCTTCTCAACAGCCTTGAAGGAACGGAACAGCGCCCAGCCTTTCGGATCGAACACAATGATGTTGACCACACCGCTGGCGTTGAGCGCGTAGGCTTCAATGTCATCGGTCGGGTCATACGTTTCTTTGTCGCGGGTTGACCATGCAGCCGCACCGGCCTGGACAATGTTGTTACCAGCGCTGCGGCCCATATCGACTTCAACAGGCTCGAACGCTTCCCCGGTCATGGTGTATTTACCGCTGAGCACCGCCGAAACAGCCTGTTTCTCTTCGACCTGAGCAATCGCCAGCTCTTCATCCTTCATGTTCTGAAGGATAATGCGGCGACGGCGATAGACCGGGTCAGCGAGATTCTGCGGATCCTCATCCGGCAGGCGGCGGAGAGTCATCAGTGGGTTAACTTCGTGTTTCGGCTTCACATAACCCGGCGTGAATTCAGACGTGCTGCCGCCACGGGAGCGGATCACTTTGCCGGAGACAATCGGCGAGACGTAAAGCGCCATATTGACCAGGCCAGGAATTTGCGACAGGTAAACCTTCTCTGTACTGAAGGGATAGGTTTCGCGGAAAAAGATACGCAGGAAAAGCGGATCGAATTTGAATTTCTTCTCATTGACCGCCAGCAGTTGGGCAGTGGTGTAAACGGACATAGATTTTTCCCGTAAAAAAAGCCGCGCAAGCGGCTTTTATGAATGATGATGGTTGTAGAAATGCGGATTAAACGATGCTGATTGCAGTACCGGCGAACGCGTTACGTTTAATGTTGTCGTCGGTGACGGCAGATGGCCAGAGGACATCTTCAATACGGAAAGAGCCAGATTTGTAATATGCCAGTTCCGCGCTGTTCTGGTCTGCGGTTACAGCCAGGATGCCCATTGCCGCGCCAGCATGAGCACCATCCCAGACGGTCAGCTTGCCAGAAGTGGCATCCAGCATGAGCGGCGTCATGGCTGGAGTGGAAGCCGTCAGTTCGCAAGGACCATACGCAGTGTGCGCCGGGTCGCTGTTACCGAGCGGCTGGTTATGTGTGAAAACTTCAGTAATTGCCATGATAGCCTCTTAAACGGGGGTGTTTAACAAATCGTCAGCGGCATCAGAAGATGCGCTACCTGCTGGGAGTGCACCGGGTGCTGTTTCCATCAAACGATCCAGCGCCGTATCGGTACGCGCCTGGGCACTTTGCGGTGCAGCAGCCAGAATGCGCTGTGCGCTCTCTACCGTCATACCCGGCGTTTCGGCCAGTGCTCGCGCCTGTGACTCACGCCCTTTAGCCTCATCGCAGTTCAGGATGCCCATGATGCGGCTATTCTCTGCAGCTACTGCTGCAGTAACCTGCGCACTGACATCTACAGGGGCCGCTACGGAAGCAATGGTCGTGTCAACGGTAGTGACCTGTTCAGCTGAGGCAGTTGTCTGAGTTGCTGCCTGGTCAACTGGCTTAGTGGTCACAGCTGAAGCAGAAGGTGATGGCATAGTTCCTCCAAGGGTTGTTTTTTTGCGTCTGTCGAGTGCTTCGCGCATCACGCCGAGCGCATCGGTATTGTTAACAAGTTCATCCGCCAGTCCGTTATCCAAAGACTCCTGGCCGGAGAATACTGCCGCTTCGGTGTCCAGCACGTCCTGAACAGACATGCCGGTATAAGCGGAAACCTTTTCGGCAAACATCTGACGAGTGGCATCGATACGCGTCTGGAAATCAGCACGCACATCTTTCGGAAGCTTTTCGTAAGGGTTGCCGTCGACCTTGCGATCGCCGCTGTAAATCAGCGTGACCTCAACGCCGTTAGTTTTGAGCGCAGCGCCATAGTTGCTGTGCGCCATCATGACCCCAATGGAGCCGGTTCTGGCCGTTTGTGTGACCAGCCGTCGCGATGCCGAACTGGCTATAAGCTGCCCTGCACTGCAGTTCATGTCATTGGCCAGCGCCCAGATGGGTTTGATATCGCGCATACGGGCTATAATGTCGGCGCAGTCAAACGCCCCGGACACCATTCCACCCGGCGTATCCATATCCAGAAGAATGCCGTCAACGCCGGGGTCACTGATTGCCTGCTGCAGGCGAGCAATGATCCCGTTGTAACCCGTCATGCCGGAATAAGGCTGAAGCGCACGGGTTTTACTGACCAGCGTGCCGGAAACCGGCAAGACCGCGATACCATTTGCCACCTGATAGCTGCGTGATGGACGGGGATCCATGTCATCATCCTCACCAAACAGCGCCAGCGGTTCGGCTATTTGTCCGGCATCAAGCGTGATGCCAGAGACGGTATCTGTCAGCCGGGTGATGCCCAACTGGCCAGCCAGCGCGCAAAAGAAAACCCGCGCATAGGCGGGTTCAAGCATCAGCGGCTCATTAAAGGCCATACTGGCAATATGCGGAAGATTACGCAGCTCGTGCGCCATCTTGCTCCTCCTCGTTTGATTTTTTCACTCCGGCCTCAAAAGCTGCAGCGGCCCATGCCGGTGGTTTCAGACCCGCAGCACGACGCTCCATGGTTTCCCGGACCTGCTGGGCAAAAATCTCCTGATAATCATCACCGCGTTTGGCGCACTCTTTTTCATACGTGCTGAGACCTGCCTCAATGAGCATGACGGCCTCCTGTACCTCTTTCAGCCCGTCAATTGCCATTCGACCAGAGCCAATCCAGTTGGCATTCCCCCAGGCTGTTCTCGCCTCCTGGAAACTGAACCGGGCTTTCGAAGGAAGCGTGACCACGCGGCGGACAATCGCCTCTTCAAGCCAGCAAAGAAACATCTGACAGGCCTGTCGGGATGCCACAAACTTGCGACGCCCCATAAAGTACGCCCAGGACTCGTTAGCACTTGCGCGTGCGGTCGAGTAGCTCATCTGCGAATAGTTTCGCGAAAGCTGCTCATACGACACACCAAGCCCAGCGGCAATATAACGCAGCAGGGACTGTTCAAAAGTCGAGTAGCCGTTATCGGTATCCTGCGCCGACTGAAGGTTGAGAGAATCACCCGGCAACAGGTGTGGAACCCTTGCCCCACCCAGGCGAACAGGCGCAGCTGAGTAATAGGACGCCATTTCACCGAGCCAGCCCGTAAGTTTGCTCTGCTGCTCTTTATTATCCGCGCCGAGAATAAAGTCCATCGCCGATTGGGTATCCAGTTCACTCTCGATGGTAGCGGCATACATAGCCTTCACTATCGCGCTCTGGAGCTGGGTATTTTGCAGGGTATCGAGCATTTTCATCTGCTCCATCACGCTGTAAAACGCATTGGCCCCACGGGTCTGTCCATCCTCCATCGGTTCGAATACATGGATAAATGAAGGTCGACCGCCGGGTAGTTCGCGAGGAATGTAGGTCCAGTTCTGCGCCATCCAGCCGGGATAACCATCGTCGCTGACGTAATATCCCAGCGCAGCACCGCTATCATTTATTTTCACACCGGCGCGACAGTTCCGGGTATCACCGATATTATTCGGATTGCTGACGCGCTTCGGACTGACCATTTTGAACTGAGTACGGAAAAGACGCGTTGAATCGCTGTCCCAGGTCGCCTGCGTGCATAATTCACCGTTAAACGCGTGCATGGCCACACCTTCTCGGATCATCATCGTAAACGTTCGCTTACGCTCGGCATCAATCCCGCAAAAGTCGTCCTCGGCATACTCATTCCATGCAGCTTCCACATCCCGCGAGAATGCCCGTGAATCCTCCTCATTTATTCCCAGATAACGCCAGCTTGGTCGATAACTTAGTCTGAAAAATGACCCGACGATGTGGTCCTGGTGGAGCTGCACGGCGTTTGCCGCGTAGCCATTATTTCGCACCAGATCGTCAGCGCGGGCATTTCCGCGAGAATAGTTGGGTAGGAGTGCGGCATCTGCACTTTCACTCGGCGGATTCCAGCCTCGCAGCTGCCCACCAAACCCGCCTCCACCGCCATGATATCCTGCGTATTCCCGAAGGGATGTTTTCCCGTCAGGTCCCACCAAAGATGGTATTTTCATACGTAAAACCCTGCTGGCCCCCGGCGTCGTGATGTGGTGCCAACCTGAGATTCAAGGTCAGCAATATATTTTTTGAGATCGCTGACTGAAGTGGCTGTAAATTCCACTCTTCGACCGTCTTTCTGTACCGTCGCCACGCGCTTTCCCATCATCAGGTCATGTAACGCAGCGCGCGCGGCATCCAGTTCAGTCTGTGTTGCCATTATTCATCTCCAGATAATGCCCGCGCGTAATCCGCCAGGGTCTTGTTATTGTTACGGCTGCCTTCTTCCTCCAGCAGGCTGGCCAGAAGTGAATCAAGATTTAGCTGCCAGCGGGATATGCTTATACGCAGCGCCGCCAGTGCATAAACAAAGCAATCGAGCGCCTCATTTCGTCGTTTTTTGCTGTCCCAGACGATCTTTTTCTTTCCGTCTACCCATTTTTCCACCTGCTCTTCAGCTGTTAGTTGTTGGGCCTCTGTTAGATCGTAGATTTCTGGGTTATTCGGGAAATGAACCGCTCCCGCCAGCGGCTCGTCTCTTTGCGCCACCAGCGTGAAACGGTTATAAATCTGCTCTTTTGCGGTGTCTGTTCCTACCTCTGTGAGGTAAACACCATTCTTGTTACGCTTGCGTGGCATGTTCGCCACTGGCTTTCCATAAACCGACGCCCCCTTTATAGGGATCACACGAAACAGACCGTGTTTTTTTGAGCGGTTGTAGACGATGGTGGGATCAATGCCGCCAATATCCCAGCAAGTGCGGGATATAACCATTTCGAGACCGTTCTGGCGCTTATACGTCCTGTTGATCGCTTCATCAACTCGAGCGAGAGTCGACTCATCATCATGACGACCCATAATGATAATTTTGTCGATAAGCCAGCTTTCCTCTCCCGGCCCCCATCCCCAAACACGCATTTCGTAACGGTCAAGCTGGGAGTCAATACCCGCTGTCAGATATGCCACTCGCTCCGGCACAGACGCTTCAAAGTGCTCTTTTCGTTCCGCTAAAACTTCAGCATCGGGTCGTTCACCTATTTTCGGTTCCCACGTTTCGCCCAGGGTCGTGTTAACGAAAGTTTTTCGCTTACCCGTATCACCTTTTGTTTTTATCCAGTCCTTGACGATCTGCACCCAGGTTGTGAACGGGCTATATGCGGTCCAGATGTGGAATGTAACGCTGTCAGGAGGTTCAATTTCGGTACCGGATGAAGAAAACCAGTTAAGGCCGTCTCGTGTCCAGATACCTGTTTCATCACAAATATACCTGGCCTCCAGAAATTCCAGCTCCTGTTGTTTAATCACACAGGCATTGTGTTCACAGAGGTAGTAAACGCTGGCAGGTTCTCCCGGAGACCATTTGAAGCCAAATGGTGTCTCTTTATCACCGAATTTCAGATACTGCTCTTCCCCACAGTGTGGGCATGGAACATGGAACCGAAGAAAATGTTCAGACTCCTTAGCAGCTCTTTCTATCTGGCACATACCTTTGACTTTCGGTGTAGATCCGCGAATGGATTTCGGCCATACAGAACCCTCAATACGCTTATCACCCAGAAAGGTGGGAGAACCTTCTTTCTCGATGTCATCATCGAAAGCGGCGAGCTCGTCGTAGCCAGCCACATCAACTGATTTTTCACGGTAGTTTTTTGCAGCCTTACCGCCCAGGCACCAGAAACCACGACCATTCGAGAAACGCTTCATGCTCAGCGTATTGTCCCGGTGTTTTTTACCGTACCAGGGAGCAAGCGCCAGCAACGTCGGAATATCACGAATGGTCGGTTCTACATGAGACTTCATGAAGTTTTCAGCATCACCGTCGGTTGGTAACCATATTAGGGAGTTACGCTGTTTATGTTGGATGAAATATGCGTAAACGCCGAGCAACATTTTTGAGTAGCCGACACGAGCCGATTTAACGACATTCACCTCGCGAATATAGTCATTACCCATCGCATTCATAATTGCACGCTGAAATGGCAGTGTTTCCCAGCGCCCTTCCTGGTAGGCAGACTCTTTCGGGAGATAATAATTCTCATCTGCCCATTCAACTGCTGTTTGCGGTTGCGGCCGGTACAGCGAACGTAACCCCGCCCGCGCAGAGTGCTGCAGCCCCTTAACCTGACTGTTCGATATATTCACTCAGCAACCCCGGTATCATTTCATCCAGCGCAGCTGCCTTGTTCATGGCCTTAATGATGTCCTTCTTGAGGAAATCAATATGTCGGTTCTCCAGCTCCGGGAAGCGCCGCTGAACCGACAGAGGTATTCCATCGAGAATGCTGGCGATTTCTCCGGCTACCCGCGACAGCACGAACGTGCAGAATGCGGTCTCCACCACTTCAGCGGACTCTTTTGCATTTTTTAATTCCTGAGCGTCAGCCTGAGCTCGCGTAAGTCGGTGTCGCTCATATTCAATCGTGCCAGGTTGAAGATCGGACTCAGAAGCGATACGGAGATCTTCAACTTCCTTCCGCAACTTTTCATTTTCTATAGCTGCATCGCGCGCACTGTACCATTCGATTGCAGCAGCAGATTCAAAGAGAACCTCATTACCTTTGCCACCACCGCGGACAACCGGCATACCTTGCTCCTGCCAGTTCTGAATCGTTCGGACGCTTACCCCGAAAATTTCGGATAAGCGTTTTTTGTTAACCTCCATGGCTTACTCCTGGCAAAAAACAGAGAAAGGAAACAATCAACGGTAAACTTCCGTTTTCCTTGCTCAGCATTTCCTTTCTGGAGAGAGGACGTTTTTAACAAAAACAATGAGTAAACAAGAAGAAGAACGGAAATGGCATAAACCAGAAAATTTTCATAAATAGCGAGAATCTGCGCGGACGCCGCCCCGTAACAAGGCGGATCGCCGGAAAGGACCCGCAAATGATAATGATTATCATTTGCGGGAATGCGACTTGATTCGCACCCATTTGGACGTCTAAACGTCCATTCATCGCGACAGCGCTGACCATATCGTGCCACCTGGCCGAAGACTCTTCTTCAGTTCCTCGGACACAACATCTGAGATCGCTTTTACCATTTCAGGGGATAGCTTCACGCCGGTCTTAATTTCGGGACAGATGCCAACATTGATGGCATAGCCTTTTCGTGGGTCGTTCTCTATCCGGCCAAACTGAATATTTACAGAGCCACCAATATAACCACCAGCAGGAACACCAAAGCGCGTATTCACCAGGTGCTTAATGGCGAACTCCTGCCCTTCAGCGGTCAGGAAGGTGTAATAATTTTCCTTTTGATACTCCGTCGCGGTATGGCGTGTTTCAGCGAATCCCAGCTCTAGAAGCTCAGCAGCACCAGATTTGGCTGGCAGATCACCAGACTGAAGCGCGCCACGGAAAAACAGCGCATACAGAACATCCGTCGCCGCGCCGGACAACGTGATAATTTTATGACCCATGATTTATTTCCTTTTAGGCGTGAGCCTGTCGCACGGCAAAGCCGCCGAAAGTTAACGGTTTGCCCAGGCTCACAACTGAAAGACTTTCTACGGTGTGCGCGTGCGATGCGCATAAAAAAGCCCCGCATAAGCGAGGCTAAATATCGAACAACTTCTTTTGTTAACTGCGCGTGAAGTTGTGGTGGATGAAGTCGTCAGAGCCTAACCGATGTGAGCCATAATGGGCTTCATAGCCCTCACCTAGTGAGGCTGCCTTAGTTTCGGCCACATCTTTGGTGGCGTAAACACCGACTAAATGCCACGGGGCATTCCTTACAACCCCCCACCCCATAACCCAACCTATATTATCAAGGTCAGGCTTCAAGCCTTCTGCAACAAACATATTTATCTCCTTTGGGTACCCGGAGATAATGCTAAGCAATTGAAGCTGCAAAATAAATACTATTCAACAAGCTCTGCTGTAATTGTTAACCAGCTCAAATCAGGCCGATCATGCATCACATGTACAGCTGATTCATCAACATCGACAGCGTAAATTTTAGTGAAGGGATGGGAAGCTTTACCGGATAAAGAATCCTTCACTATCACACTTTCATTCTGAATAACCTGGAATGTGACGTTTGCGGCTCGAACAATACCCTCGTAGTGCTCTTCAAGGTGAGCAATTGTAACTTTAACTTTTTTCATAGGCTGGCTCCTTGGCTGAATGGCAACAGGCATTAGGTGAGTGTCTGCTGTAACGCCTATCCCTTAGCGGGGATAATGGTTGCTTTATCCCTTGCTAGGGATAAAGACTATTGACGCTCGCTCTCTATTTGACGAATTCCAGCGAAATTGTTATTGCCCTTTTCAATCACGGCCAGCAGCGGCTTAATCCAGAGCACAGCCTGGCAGTACGTTATTGAGCCGGCGGCAGCGGTACTATCATCGGCTGCGTTAATTCCGTCGGTATCGGCGTGCATTGCGCTGGAACGTAAACGGTACGCGTATTCGAGCAGCCCACCAGCAATGTCAGCAGGAACAGGCAGATCACAGGTTTTTTCACGGCGGAGTATCTCCCGGTATTCAATTACGGTTTCTTCGGTGCTGGTGTCGATCAGGGAGTTAAGCCTGTTGGCATGTTCTGCAACCTGATTGAATCGATTGAAGTTGAATGCCTGGGTGGCGATCACCTGCCCCTGCATAGAGTTGTCACTTCGCAGAACGTCGTTATCGCTCTGTAGGCTACTGGCGTCGGAGCAGCTCTTAACGAGAGCGACGGAAAGGCCAGCAATAACGACAACGCCGATAAGACCCGGATTAATTTTCATTGGTCCAGCCCCCAGCACGCCAGCGCGCTTTCCTGGTCCCGTCGCTCAACCTGGCCATAGCAGCCATTCTTCTGGCCTTTGGTTAGACGACAATCACGGCCACCGTCTTTAATCCACCAGCGGATTGCCTCGCATGCACCGATGCGGTCACCTGCGTTGATGCGCTTATAGAAGGTCGATGGGAAGCATTTACCGGGGCCGATGTTATACGGGCAGAAGGATGCGATACCCACCTTCTGAGGCTCTGTCAGAGGCACTTTGATATTGCGATCAACCCAGGCTAATGCCTTATCGCGTTCAATAGCGTTAACCTTCCGGCATTGTTCCTCAGTGGCCGTCATGCCTTTAACAACACGCCTGCCATCGATAACGGTCACGCCGTGACATAAAGACCAGACCCCACCCGGATCAACAACGGCCACCAGCGCATTGCCTTCTTTCTCGCTGATGAATTGGTCAAAAATGAGTGGAGCAGAAGCCCCTGACGCGATTAGCGCCAGCACTGCTACGCTGAGCTTTGCTTTGTTCGACATCATTCACCTCGCGCAGCTTTGCGGCGATCCGCTTTGATTTGGAAGTACAGACTCGTTAACCACGTCAGCAAACCAAACATGAGGCTACCGAGCACACCAATGGCCGCCCATTGAGATGGGGAGACTTTATCGAGGAGCTGAAGCAACCAGTATCCGGTCCCCCCACCCGATGCGCCGTATGCAATACCCGTCGTGATTTTTTCCATTCGATACATGCTCTCACCTCGCTACGTTGCGGGTGTCCAGTTGAGGTAATAAAAAGGGCCGCGATAGCGACCCAAGCTTTTATTCCCCTGCCAGCTGCCTTACCTCACTTACCGTCTGGTTGAAACGTTCCTCTTCCAGTTCTACGCCGATAGCCTGGCGGCCCAGTTCAATGGCTGCTTTAACAGTTGATCCCGAGCCCATAAAGAAATCAGCTACCACATCGCCGGGCCTGCTGCTGGCGTTGATGATTTGCCGCAACATATCAGCGGGCTTTTCGCACGGGTGTTTGCCTGGATAGAACTGGACGGGTTTATGTGTCCAGACGTCTGTATAGGGCACGGCTACTGTCACAGAGAAATGCCGCCGAAGAGATTTGTACTCTTCCAGCAGATCAAGGTATTTCCGGTTCAACGAATGCCATGTGGCCACCAGCTGGTGATGCGGTGCTTTGAGTTCAGAGGCGCGGTGCTTCTCAATGGCGATCTGAGTGAACAATTCCTGCAGCTTTTCGTAATCCTGCTCGTTTGGTAGTTGCCACTGACTGGTACCGAACCAGTGAGACGCCATATTTTTCTTTCCGGTGGCGTCAGCTATTTGCCTGGACGTGACCCCCAGTTCGGCTCGTGCATCACGAAAGTAGGTGATTAACGGAGCCATGACGTGCTGTTTGACCTCGTTGCTTTTCTCAGCAAATCCGTCGCTTTTCGGATTATATGGCCCCTGATAATGCTCAGCGAAAAGGATGCGTTCCGTCGCGGGGAAGTAAGAGCGCAGGCTTTCTTTATTACAACCGTTCCAACGCCCTGATGGCTTCGCCCAGATAATGTGGTTCATAACGTTGAAGCGTTCACGCATCATGATCTCAATATCGGATGCAAGTCGGTGACCTGAAAACAAATACAGGCTGCCGGCAGGCTTAAGCACTCGCCAGAACTGGGCAAGACACATATCAAGCCATCGAAGATAGTCGGCGTCACCGTTCCACTGATTATCCCAGCCGTTCGGCTTCACCTTAAAATAAGGCGGATCCGTAACAATAAGGTCGATGGTGTTATCTGGGAGGGTAGCGAGGTATTGCAGGCAGTCAGCGTTGATAAGCTCAACACTGTTTATATTTACAGTATTTTTCATAGATCCGTAAGCGTAACTCTGATAGGCTCACTATGCTTTTGCGCTAAAGCAGTGGGCCTTGGTTAGCTTGTGACCTGAAAGCATGAGCTAATGGCTGGGTGGGGGCTACAACACCCACCAGCCGCCCATTTCCACAGCAGAATGCCCCCTTCAGTGGAGGCGTTTGTAACATCCAAACTGGTAATCTGATAACCCCGCCATAACCAGCTGCGTCAGGATGAGCTGGCATTTCTCTCGGCTTAGGTGCGTATTCTGTGCAATTTCCCCAGCTGTCGCTGGTGAAGCGCTGAGTTCGTTAAAAACCGCTTTTGCTTCTTCTGTCATATAAGGTTGATTTTGCATGCCTTTTCCCCTTTTTTATCGTGTGACACACAGATAACTCTGGTTCATTTTTGCATCAAGCTTTAGATACAAAAGGCATAAAAAAACCCCGCCGAGGCGAGGTTAGATATAATTATGACAAAATATAAAATTAGCTTCAAATATGGCTCATTTTGTTGCATTTTGCAAGCCCATTTGAGGGAGTTAGTGAAAGTTACCTCACATTTCCGCCACTTTCAGTTCTTGGTACTCTTCGTACCGTGACAAAATTTCGCTTAGTGCCTGGCTATCCATTTCAGCAAACGACGCTTTGAAAGCCGCCCAGTGGCCTGAATACACTCTGAGCCAGGTGGAACGCTCAACGCTGACCATGCGCGCCAGAGCTGCACCAGCATACTCCTGATAGGTATCGTTATTACGCGAGGCAGCAACTTCTTGCGCCGCCAGCCAGACAAGCCCTACCAGTTTTTTAGTGACGCGGCCCTGTATTTTTTTGCCGCTATGCTGACGCTGAAACTGTTCCCACACGTGCTGGCACATCAATGTCTGGTACCGGAAAGTAAGGTCATACCCATAGCAGTACCGCACCCATGCCTGCAAATGCTCACCCAGACCATTGACCGAACGACGCCATGCTGAACAAGCGAACTCCGTATCTTTAATAGGCGGCAAAGGTCGACGACGGCTCCTTGTCTCAAGAACATAAAATGGAGTGGCCAGCGTTGTTACAACCTTTGACCCACAACCTTCCCCACCCTCCATGACGATTTCAGGATGGTGCCGGGGGTATTTATTCTTATCTGCTGGTGGATGCTCACTGAACGCCTGCAGCTGTCCTTTTGTCGAGCCTGATAAATCCGCCAGCGCGCGGCGCAGTTCAATCCGCGTAAATTCCAGTTCTTGTAAATTCATTATGCTCAGCGCTCCATACAATTACGCTTTTGTTATTACGCCGATCGCCACCGCTCGATTCATAAACCGGAATAGCAGCTCCAGCTGGGTACCGTGTTTTTTCTCGAACGCTGCAACATCAGCATGTAATTTGTCGTGACACTCTCTGCACAGAGGGATCACGAACAAATCGTGGGCTTTAGTGGCGGTACCGCCCATGCCGTGACCAATGACATGGTGTGGATCATCCGCTGGCCGCCGGCAACCTTCACAGGGCTGGGTTTTAACCCACCGGGTATAGTCCTCATTCACCCACCTGCGGTGTTTTGGACGCAACATGAATGATTCAGGGGATTCAGGATCCGCATGCAGAGCCAGAACCTTTGGCTGGTCATAGGCCACTTCCTGATTTGCTCCATGCTTTAATTTCGCAGCCGTGACCGCAGGGGTGGCCTTCTTCTGCAAAATGCTTTTTGCAGGGGGCATCGGCACAATGTCACTTTCTCGATATACGGATAAAAACGGCTCATCCGGTAAGCGAAGCGCATGCTGGGCCATCCTTTCCGTGATTGCATCAGCAATGCCTGAATAAACGGCCCACCAGCACAATTCACCGAGGGATAGTTCGCGCTCGGTGTTGTAGCCAAGCGCAGACAGGATCGAATTGATCAGCCAGTTGATGAGATTTCGCCGGGCCAGTTCTGCCAGCGCCGCGGTGGTCTGCTCGCGCAGCTGGTTATCGCAATGCCAGCAGAGCAGCATTGACCCTGGGGGGTGGCGCATTGTTACCAGCTCGCGATGGTGGTAGTCAGCGTGCGGGTACTGGCATTCCTTAACGTTGCGCTCTAACCATGAGTCCAACGCGGATAAACCGCCTGCGGCGCGGATAACCCTCTCGTCGGTGAAGAATTCCTCGAGGGATTTATCTTCTGCCAGCGGCTGCCTCGCATCAGGGACCAGCCCCGACGGAAGCCCAGCCATACTTTTTGGCTGAGGCTCCACCAGCACACGCCCCTGCTGGAACAGAGACATCAGATCGCTACCTGGCTTTAACAGCACAAGCCCCAGGCGCGGAACAGTCTCGGCTGTAAACAGTCCTCTCACGCGGCATGCCCCTTAGCGATGTGTGCCGTCCACAGGCCGCCGATCCACTCGATGCCTTTGGGCGTAAAACGCGCCTGGCTGAATGCGTAGTTTGTTTCACTCGTAGTGCCGGTTTTCACTTCAAACCGCCCGGCCGCAATATGCTGGTGCCGCGGTGTCAGCACTCCGCCTAGCCGGTACAAGATGTCGCTCTCAATGAGGAACAAGCGGAAATCTGTTTCTTTAGCCTGCAATAGCTTTGCTACCTGGCGGAATGACATTGAGCCTTTGGCAGTACAGTACCGATCGACAAATTCAACTTTCGGTGCAGCAGCGGCTAACTGCTGGCTGAGTTGTTCTTTCTGCTCGGCCAGATCAGCCGCGAGGCGTAATGCCTCCGGCAATGTTTGTGGCACACTGACGGCCTGACTGTTCTCCAGCTCCTGCCAGCGATCGACAACGGCGGCGGTAAATTCTGGCGACATCCTGGCAACGATCACCAGAGAATCACGTTTGTTGAACCAATACTCCTCGTATGTTTGCCCATTTTGCGGGTGTTCGTAGGGGGTGTGCGCCAACGGCGCGGTTAAAATACCAGCAGATTCAAGGCGCTCAGCTGAGCGCTTCACATCACCATGTTTGCTCTGCACCAGCCTGGCAATTTCACGGCTGGACATTGTCACAACACCCTTTGCGGTTAACTGATTCATGCTATTTCTCCATATCAGGCGGCTGCACCCGCCGGTTCGTAAATGCTGATCGTTATTTCAACCTTTCCTTTCGGCACCACTGGCCCCCATTCCACCAGCATGCGCTTAATCTGGCTGTCGTCTTCCCAGACACCCGCATGCGTCAGCGCGTCAAACAGGGCTTTGTTGTAATTATCGATATCCCGATGGCGCGCATCCGGCGGGTACAGAGTGATTTCTACCGCTGCCAGTTCAGTCGATGGCTTCGGGAGACGTCGTAATTGCTCAATGATCGCCACGCAGGCAGCGCTCTGGTATTTACGACCATCAGCGCTAATGAGGTGACGACCGGCCAGCGGCCCCTTGTTAGGGGCGCGCCAGTAAGTGTTCACGCTCGGAGGAAAAGGCAGGACCAGTTTCACGCGGCCTCTCCCCGCATATTGCGAACAAGTTCAGAACTAATGGACCAAATAGCGCGTTGATCCCCCAAAAAAGCAGATCCGGTGTCCGCCACTGATCGCCAACTTCTTTCAATTCGTGAGCTGGTTTGCTACGCAGTGCCGCCAGCGCCTGGCAATATTTATTGGTCATCATGAACGGAACCCCGAATTTTCTGGCAGTGAGTAATCAACACTCTGGAAGTTTGCGCGGCTGGCTGAGTTAGTCTCCCATTTGCCGTTAACGCGTTCAGGCCGGCCAGCACTGGACCATTTGGTCGCGCTTTGCAGGTAACCAGGGAAGTTTTTTGGAATGAACAGAGTTGCCGGGCGGAGGTATTGCGCCTGCTCGCTATCACGCCAATCGGCATTTTTGTAATCCACTACCAGGCACAGGTCATCAACCGTGAATTGTTCCCGAAGACGGGCGCGAATATTCTCCAGCGACGTACTGCATACCTGGTAGCGTGAGCCAGTTGTCTGGTTCAGGTAAGACAAGACCTGTCTGGCCTGATCAGTAATCACAACCTCAGGGTCTGGTTGCGCAGCAACCGGACAAGAGGGTTTTGAAGTTACTTGTGGATCTTGTTTTGATTTTACTGACGGATCCCCGCCAGATTCTGACGGGTCAAAACCGCCGTTTTTGACGGATTTCGACGGGTCAGTTTTTGAGGCGTCAAATTTTGATGCGTCAGATTTTGACGTGTCAGAATCTGACAGTTGAGAAAATGCGGCAGCCTGAAGTTTCGCTACATTCAGGCGGTACACGTTCGACGCATTACGGTTACCATTACGGCGCTGTGTACGCGTGAGCCAGCCATCTTTTTCAAGCTTTGCGATTGCCGTTCTGATCGTGCTAGGCCCTGCGCCAAGCTGGCGAGCAATAGTTTCAATGGACGGCCAGCACACGCCCTCATCGCTGCTGAAATCAGCGAGGCGAGCCATGATCGCGACACTAGACAACTTCATGCCCGACGCCGCGCAACCATCCCATACGTAGCCGGTTAATTTAGTGCTCACTTTCGCACCTCCTTGTGCTTTTTGTTCAGTTCCGAGTCCACCAACCCAGCAACGAATACACCATCGTTGATGTAGTCGTAGAGTGATGAAGCTAGCGGAGACTGAACAGAAACCAACATCGGATAAAGTTGTTCTAACCAGACGCGGTGAATTTCAGACATGTAGAGGTAAACAACGTGGGCATTGTGCGCTGCGCAGAAATTATCACTTGCCCCGTGAAGCGCATTTTCCATCCTGTTGAAGGCTGTGATGTATGCCTCTTTGAACTGTGCTGCTCGCTTACCAGTGAAGCCCATAGCGAGGAACGCGAAGCCATCGCGGGTGATTTGATAGCAGGGAAGTTTGCGGCCTGTAGCGTCGGTGTATTCACTCACCGCAAAATTGCGGGCAGTGAATTCTAGCGAACACTCCAGAGCGCGGATTTTTTTCAGTACGTCATCGTGACGCTTAGTGAAGAAGTCGGCAATAGCCAGAGAGGAGGTAACGGCCTGACCGTTAATTACGGAAATTTCAGGTTGAACGAGGGTTGGGATCGTAGCCATGATGGCTGCCTCTTTAGTCAGTTTTAACAACTCACCACAAGAGACGCCAATCTCATTGGTGGTGAGACGTGCAGGGTTGGCGTAACCGGTGACTAAAGAAGCCGGCGCATCTTTCGATGCCCCTGCACGCCCCACCATAATCAGGGTGTAGCAATGCATTTCGCACAAAAAAACCGCCAGAGCGCGGTTGTGCTCTTTAATCAATTCCAGGACGCCAATCCCGGCAACGGATTTTGCCGCTGCCGAGACAGTGTATACCTGGAATAAAGCATGATCAATAATGAGGTTGGGATGAGCGTTAACCGCTACAAAAAAATAAGGAGATACAACGTGATCTACCAACTTTTGGCTAACAGCAGCAGCGGTGATGGTTTTTACGATGTAACCATCAGCGATCAGAGCGGTAACCTCGAAATAGAATGCACTTGCATTGCTGGTGAAATGGGCACGATGTGCAAGCACCGTATTGCCGTTATTACCGGAAAATATGGAAAAATCATCGATGTTGATGATCCAGAAAACGCCGATGCTAAACTGGCAACCGGACTGATTGCTCAATATGGAGTTGCGGATCAATACATTGCTCTCGCCAAAGAACTCGAAGACCTGAAAAAGAGGTTCAAAGTTGAAGAAAAGGCTATCAAATTGAGGATTAATGCCCTGGCAGGATAAATTCTCAGTTAAGTTTTTTTTCATTGGGTTAGCTCTCATCCTCTATCTCCCTGAACTTTTGCCTGAAATGCTCAAGTGGGCTGAAGCATTCGTGCTCATACCCTGCTCGCAGGTAGATAACACGCCGCGTTTCAGGCTCCCACCGGATAACCCGAACGGGGATCCCTCTGTGGTCTTTGAACCTTCGGTTAACTTCGCGCATAAGCGTTTCGCCTTCCTGTAGTAAACCCCCACAATTGCGACCGCCCGACTGTGGTTACATGGCACCCAGCGGTTTGCTATTCTGCGTTCATACCGAAACAACGGAGCGCCCGGTACCGGGATCATCCTGAGTTGCGGTAAACGGTTAAAAGCCGTTAAACTGGTCATGCGGATTACTTCTCCATACAAGATTTGTCTGCCACGACGCCCGGAGCTGCACACTCGCGGGCGTCACCTTTTTCCGGCGCACAAAACACACGGAAAAGCAGCGTCAAATGTTCCTGCCACTTAGCCATCACCTGATAGCTGTTCTCTTCAATCTGCTCACGTTCTGCCGGATCAATAACCCCGTCAGCGGTTGCCTTACGCAGGTACTGCGAGTGTTTACCAATCCATTCGATGGACTCCATCAGGCGCTGGTTGATATCGCCGTTATCAAGATCATCAACCTCCACCAGCGGAACGAAGACGCCACCACTACGGCGGGCTATCGCATCGGTGACATACTTAGTACCACTTGCATCCTGAAGCACCATCGCCCACTCAAGCGGGAAAATTTGATCTCCTTCGTTACGCAGTCTGTTGTAGAGCGCATCCGTTGAGAGTTTTCCAGCGCGATACAGGCCAAGCCATTCAGCAGCTTCTGTATAACCGCCTGGCATTTCGGCAATAGTTCTTTTGATTGCAGCCACCAGCCATGCAGGTTGGCGCTCTACTTTCCAGTGTTGTTTATCCACGGTTATCCCCTAATTTCTGTGGTTACGTTTAAGCTGATGGATCGTTAACCTTTCCTGGACGATCAGGATTAGCATTTTCCAGCAACCAGTCAGCAGTGAACTGACCTGCTGATTTAGAAGCAAGTAACTCCGCGTATTCCGTTTTTTTTGTGTATTCGGTACGAGGAAGACAGGCGTTTTTAACCCAGCGGTGAACAGCTACCGGGGATAAACCACAAATTTTTGCGGCTGCTGTTTGTCCACCGACAGCTTCTACTGCAATTTCTACAGCGTTCATTGACTCTCCTGATTACAAAATTAACCACAAGTTAATAATAAATATTAACTGACAGCAAAGTCAAGTTCCCGGATATTTAACTAATGGTTAAGAGAGACGAAACGAAAGAAGGTTTCACGACTAGGCTGCTGCAAGTTTGTCAACTTGCTGGATTAACTGGTCGGGGACGAAACAAAAACCTTGCAGACCTGCTTAATAAAGCCGGGGTGGAGATCACTACACCTGGAGTTTGGAAGTGGTTCAACGCCCAGGCCATACCGGACAGTCAGAAAATAGTGGCTCTCAGTAAAGTACTTGGTGTACGTGCCGAATGGCTGGAATACGGTGTTGGTGAGCCAACAGATACAGGGGAAGTGAAACGCATGGTTAATAAGCCAGAGCAGGATGTTTATCGCGTTGAAGTTCTGGATTTATCTGTCAGTGCTGGACCTGGCACCTACATGCTTTCTGACTATGTTGAAGTCTTGTACGCCATTGAGTTCACGACTGAACATGCCCGAGTGCTTTTTGGAAATCGCGATCCAGAAGATGTGAAGGTCATGACTGTTAACGGCGACAGTATGTCACCAACCCTCGTTTCTGGTGATCGACTATTCGTCGACATCTCAGTTCGTCACTTCCAGACCGACGGTGTTTACTCTTTCGTATACGGTAAGACGTTTCATGTTAAGCGCCTACAGATGCAAGGTGACAAGCTCGCTGTTCTGTCTGATAACTCTGCATATGAAAAGTGGTACATCAATGAGGCGAATCAGGATCAGCTTTATGTCATGGGTAAGGCATTGATTCATGAGTCAATTAAATATAATCGACTTTAACTCTGAGGATATGTGAATGGCGAGTGAACAGGGGTTCGAAAGGATCAACATGGACATGTTAGTCTCTTACTTCTCAGAAAAGAATATATATCTAAAATGCACGCTATGTGGGCATGACAGGTTAACGGTGCCTCAAGTCAGTGCGAGTGTTGGAATGCCATGCACTATGGCGCTTGGTAGTTATGTAAATGTTTTTACTGAAAAAAGCATTTATTCCGATACTGCTAACCAGTATTACTTTTCACTAATATGCAACAATTGTGGAAATGAAACACATATAAATGCGTTTTCAGTTCTTAACTGGGTAAATGAAAAATTCCCGGCAAAAACGGAAGATGAAAAAAATGCCGACGCCGCAAAATAATGTAGTACCATTTAATAGTGAACTACCTGCAATAACACGACGAGGCGGAGATGGCGGAGGTGATGATATGCTTGAAGCAAGAGTTAGGCAGCTTGAGGTAGATATCGCGTCCATTAAGACTGATGTTGCTGTTATCAAGTCTAATTACGCGACACGAGAAGACCTACAAAAGGAACTCAGGATTCAGACTTGGTCGATAGTTGGTGCGATCTTTACAATCACAGGTCTGACCCTAGCCGCAGTTAAACTCCTGTTCTAACCCGACCACCGCGTCGGGTTTTTATTGCCCTTTCCTCACAAATTCCGCAGCATCTCTCAGCAAGCCTTTGTGGATCACGTTACCAACCGCGCGACGCTTTGCCTCCAGATACTCAACGATATTATCACGGTTGATTTCGATCCCTTCGATGATTAACTGAATCACCACTCCGCCTATCTCGCCAGCAATGAACGCTGCGCGGTCTTCTTCCAGATCATCACGTTCCATAACACTCCTCTTTTGTAGATGGTGTTTTTTTTAAGCACGTCATCACTTAACAACAAAATGTATTTTATTAAAAATCATTGAGTTAATTCCTAAACACTCAAAAATTAACTATTGGTTGTTTACAAATATTAGCCATTGGTTAATTATGTATTCATCAACAGCGAACAGGCAGGACGCCCACGAAGTAGCCGCCGGTGGCATATGAATAACCGGATGATTCGCTGACAGAAAACTTAGGTTGGGGGTAGAGGTTTACATGAATCATTTATTCACATGCTCATTTTGCGGAGCAACCGAACTGGGAGCGATAAAGATCGTCGCAAAAGGTGGTAAGGACGAACCTGCCATCTGTTCGGAATGCGTAGTCACATGTGTAGAAAAAATGATCCTGACTAAAAAATCAGAGGCTGAAAAACCAACCTCTGATAACGAAATAATATCAGTCGATAAAAAACTATTTAAAGAGCTTCTTCAGCTTGTCCTCAACCTTCCTGATTTCGGAAGTAAGCTGGCTGCTGTTGACATTGATAGTAGCTCCACATCGACAAGTGAAACTTTTGTTCGACTTGAGCCAAGCGATTTTCTTCTTCGTCTTAGTGCCGCACTTAGGGCATGCGGGTAACGTAATTTCCTGGTTATCAAAAGCGCCCATAAACATCCCTCTTGGTTGTGTGAGAACACCAAGATACCACCGCGCCTGATGTGGTTAAAAGCAGGCTAAAGCAATAACAAGTAACTCCCTGTTCTGGCGGCCCGGTGTTTTCCCGTGTATTTCCGGTAACCGCCAGCCTTTTTCAGGGCACAACAGAAAAGGGCATCACCGGGCGACGGGCTCATAACCCAATCCACCCGGGCAAAAAGAAAGCGGTCTCTGCAAGCCGCCGACCAATGCAGGTGCCCTTCTCTGTTGTGTATGGAGAAACTAACTTTTTAGCGTCTGTGCAGATGCGCTGAGGAACCGAGAATGAATAATCCGTTTTTCAAAAATATGTTGGTGTATCGCATTAGTCGCGATTTCACCATCAACCAGGAAGAGCTGGAACAGCAGCTTGAACTATTTCGCTTCACTCCATGCGGTAGCCAGGATATGGCAAAAACCGGTTGGGTATCACCACTTGGTCAGCTGTCAGATCGCTTGCATCACACTGTCAATAATCAAGTGTTGTTGGTTATTCGCCGGGAAGAAAAAATACTGCCATCTCCTGTCATTACTGAAGAACTGCGCAAGCGTGTGTCGCGTCTGGAATCCGATCAGGGGCGTCGCCTCAAAAAAACTGAGAAAGATTCGCTGCGTGATGAAGTGTTGCACTCCCTGCTTCCTCGGGCGTTCTCCAAAAACTCGACTGTTGGTTTGTGGATCAACGTCACCGACGGTCTGATCATGGTTGATGCAGCCAGCGCTAAACGTGCCGAAGACTCACTGGCCCTGCTTCGTAAAACTCTCGGTTCTCTCCCGGTGGTACCGCTGACTATGGAAACGCCGATCGAACTAACTATGACCGACTGGGTTCGTTCCGGTAGTGCGCCTGCTGGCTTTGGCCTGGGTGATGAAGCCGAACTGAAAGCTATTCTTGAAGATGGCGGTATTGGACGCTTTAAAAAACAGACTCTGGTCAGTGACGAAATTCATGTGCATCTGGAAGCTGGCAAAGTAGTTACAAAGCTGTCTATCGACTGGCAACAGCGCATTCAGTTCGTTCTTTGCGATGACGGCAGCATCAAACGCCTTAAGTTCTCTAATGAGATTACAGAACAAAACGACGATATCGACCGTGAGGATGCGGCTCAGCGGTTCGACGCTGACTTTGTTCTGATGACCGGCGAGCTTATCTCTCTCATTAACGGATTAACAACCTCTCTCGGCGGCGAAGCCAAGCGATAAACACCAGGCAACAATTACCCCCATAAGCATGGGTTGGGTTGCTGCACGCTAAATTCAGCAATTCATTAATTTAATGGCGCGGTGCAGCGCGCCAATATGGAGAAAACCATGAGCTACATTCAGACATTATCCGGCAAACACTTTAATTACCTCGATATCCAACAGGACGATATCGTCATCGAGGATATTGCTACTGCGCTGTCTCATATCTGCCGTTTTGCTGGGCATCTTCCTGAGTTTTACAGCGTCGGCCAGCATAGCGTTTTAACCAGCCATCTCGTTCCGCAGGAGTTTGCCTTAGAAGCACTGCTTCATGATGCCGCCGAAGCCTACCTGCAAGATATTCCCTCACCGCTTAAGCGCCTGTTACCGGATTACCAGGTGATCGAAGCTCGCGTAGACGCTGCTATTCGCCAGAAATTTGGCCTACCGACGGAGCAACACCCAACAGTGAAATATGCCGATCTGGTGATGCTCGCCAGCGAACGCCGCGATTTTGAGATTGACGAAGGTTCCGTGTGGCCATGCCTCGATGGCGTTGTCCCGACGGACCTATTCATCATCAATCCAGTTCGTCCAGGCCAGTCATACGGCATGTTCATAAATCGCTTTAATGAGTTGATGGAGCAGCGTCAATGCGCCGCATGAAGGTAAAAGAACTCGTGGCGGAGGCGTTTGCCTCCGTGGCTGAATTGCCACCAAAGCATGCATCGCTTATGCGCGAAGTCGCTACCAGGCTTGAAGCTACGTTCGCAGCATTAACCGAATCATTGGCGCAACTGGAACAGGAACGTAAAGGTAAAACGCAATGACCGTATTTGAATATCTCCAGGGCCACCCGAACGCCACCAGCGGTGAAATCGCAAGGGCGATGGGTAAAAAGACGCCAGCCGTAGCCAGCGCACTATCTCAGCTTTATGCAACAGGGAGAATTGTTAAGTCTGGCGCACGCGGTGGGATACCGACATACCGCGTCAATGATCTGCCGTTTGGATGCAGCAATAACTTAACGCTGATATTTAACCAGCTTCTGCGAAACGTCCGCAAAGGAGCAGCCCAATGAGCAAATTTACGGCATTACCAGTAGAACGCGACCAATACGGCTACTGGACTCACCCCGTCTATGAGCAATTTTGCGATGGTCGTGAATTTATCTCACCTGATGAGTTCAACGCCTGGCTGGATAAAAACGGCCTCGAATGGACGGTAGTTTACCGGGATGAAGAAGACATCGATCCTGAAGTTGATGGTTACGATATTTCAGCCTGGCAGCCAGAATCGCCAGCCGGTGAAGGTTGGTTTGTCGGTTCAATTCACAACACCGAAGATGGCGCGGTATGCATCTGGTTACGTAACGTTGAAGGCGGTGCAGCATGAGCAAATCATTAAATGCACGCTGTATCCGCCGCTGGGAAGTTGAGTTCAAAGGCCTTTGTGATTCGAAGGTGAGTCCGTGGTGGAATAAGCGCGATCTCCGCGGCTATATCCGTGAATGCGCCCTGACAACTGCTGAATGCATGGTAGAGAGCCTGGCCTATAACAACGCAATGCATGATTTTTTTGCTGAAAACGGCGATGACCGTGGCTGGTCTCCAGAATTCTCAGTTTGGTACGACAGCAGCCGTCGTGAGCAGTACAGGAAAGAAGCACTGAGCTACCTCAATGAAGAGGCCAGCAACGACGAAATAGACGAAGAGATTCAGAACGAGCTGGAGGCCTGGAATGACTAACTGCCCATCAACACCTAAACCTTTTCGCGCTGACGGCGGCGATATAAGCACTGGCCGCCTCAAAGAAATAGCGGACAATCCATACGGTGACGAAGAGAAATGCTGTCTGGCTAAGCGTGTGCTGGCGTCACTTGAAGTGGAGCCTGTGGCGTGGACTGATGCGGATGAATTGCGTGATGTAAAGAATGGAGGCAGCGGCTATCTGTTTGCTATTGGTGGTGAGGCCAATAAATTTGCTGATCCGCACCGCCAACGCCGGTAGTGCCAGAAGAAATGCCAAAAGGTCTGGCTGGTCAGATTGTCAGTCTTCTGGCGCATAACATCGGGGATAAATTTTTGGCACAGAAAATCTGGAACGCCTGCCGCACCGCCATGCATCTGGGTGCCGAAAACACCGAGTCGCGCTGCACCATGCAGCCCGCGTCAGCATTAGATTCTTTGCCCTCAAATGCCGATTCGCGCTGCAGCAACTCTCCGGTGATTCCGGATGGTTGGAAACTGGTACCGATTGTGCCGACGGAGAAGATGGTTATCGAAGGCTTCGAGTCGGAGCCAGACGAATTCTTCAGTAAATCTGAAGTGTGGGAGGCGTATCAGAAAATGAGTGGCTGCGAACAAGCGGCGCATCGGGCCAAGTTATGCTGGGCAGCGATGATCTCAGCAGCACCACAACAGGAGGTGAAGCTGTGACTAAATCAGAATTCCTCCAGAAGGTAGCGGTGCTGGCCGGTGAATGCCATAAGTTGGCCTGTGAGCTGGACATAGGCGATGAACGAATAGAGATGTTCGAGATTTATGAAGTGCTTCGCCGAATCCAGCGGAGTGGTGCAGCCGGTGAAATGCTGGCTGCAACAAACCCTTTACTATCCCCTGGAATACCTGAGGACACTGAATGGGTAAATTTCCATAAAGAGGATGAGGCCTGATGCCTAAGACAATCATCATAACCATCGAAATTGATGTTCCGGATCACGCTACCGATAGCGACATATCAGATTGGGTAGACGTCGAGTACGGGCAGTGTGGTGGACAAAAATTAGATAACCCCTGCCGTGGCGATGCCACTGAAGTAATAAACCATTCATGGAAATTTGAGAGCTAACGATGAACGATTTAATGATTGACCTCGAATCAATGGGGAAAAAGCCAAACGCGCCGATCGTCTCAATTGGTGCCGTCTTTTTTAACCCTCAAACAGGTGAACTTGGCCAAGAATTCTACACGGCCGTCTCGCTTGAAAGCGCAATGGCTCAAGGCGCGGTACCGGATGGAGATACAATTCTTTGGTGGCTAAAACAAAGCCCTGAGGCGCGCTCAGCTATTTGCGTTGATGATGCGATGCCTATCACTGATGCACTGTCGGAACTTAGCCATTTCATTCACCGGCATGCATATAATCTCAAATACATGAAGGTCTGGGGTAACGGGGCCACCTTTGACAATGTGATTCTGCGCGGAGCTTACGAACGCGCCGGACGCATTTGCCCGTGGGAATTTTGGAACGATCATGATGTACGCACGATTGTTACCCTCGGTCGCAGTGTTGGTTTCGATCCGAAGCGTGACATGCCTTTCATTGGCGATGTTCATAACGCCCTGGCTGATGCGCGCCATCAGGCAAAATATGTGTCAGCAATTTGGCAGAAAATTATCCCTGCCACCAGCACCAACGAGTAAACCACTCAGCCCGGGTGCAGCCGGGCTTTATGGAGAAGGAAACCATGGCAAAGCTAATGAAAGCGAGTCTCTGGAGTAAGCGCGAATTTACCAAAGACTCCATTCCTGACAACCGTACAATTAAACGTTGGGTCGAAAACGGATTACTCATGGGAAGGATTGTAGATGGTTCAGTTTTTGTCTATGAAACCGAAAAGTGGGGAGTTGACTCAATTGTTAATCAGGCGGTACGTCAGTTAATAATTGAGGGTTGACCATGGCAGCAAGGCCACGAAAAAAAGAATACCGCCACCTTCCTGATTATCTTTTTTTTGATAAAGATCGTGGCGTGTATAAGTTCACGCTTATAACTGGGAAAAAGAAAACTCTCGGTTCGGATCGAGTAATGGCTATCGCCATCGCCCGAGAATATAACCTGAGGATGCGCCCTGAAAATACACCATCGATAGATTCATTAATTCGGGAATCGGGAGGGCTGAATGGTGAAGCCCACCCGTTTTCTGAACATGTTGATCGCATTATGGAGAGAGCGATCAAAGATGAGCAGCCGTCTAAAAGCACACTTGACGATTGGAATAATGATGCCATCAGGGTTAAAGAATTTTTTAATAACATACCCGCATGCGATATTGAGCTTGAGCACGTAAATGCCTACATACGAAATTACCATTCTGAATCGTCGGCCAATGTTCAGAACCGAAAAGTTAGCTTCCTGAAAAAGCTATTCTCTTATGCTGTTGATGAATCGCTAATGATGGATAACCCTGCAACACGGAAAAAAATGCGGCGTGTCGATAAAAAGGTCCGCCGGCGACTCACTTTGGAACAGTTCTTGGCCATACATGCAGCTGCTGAACCTTGGCTGAAGACTGCAATGGACCTTGCCATACAAACTACGCAAGCGCGCCTGGAAGTTTCCCGGATCCGGTACTCGATCAAGGAACCTCAAGAAGGGGTTTGCGGCTGTGTATGGTTCGATCAGGAGGAGGCTGGCATATTCGGAACGCTTTACATTCACCGGCAAAAAGTGCAGCACAAAGAGGCTTCACACGTCGCTATTCCGATCGGCAGGGCCCTGAAAGAGATCATCGACAACAGCAGAGACAATGTGGCCAGTCCTTATGTTGTTCACCGGCTTCTGGAAAAGAGAAGCAATCCGATAAGCAAGGAAGTTAACCACCCAACACAGGTGGCCCCTGACTATTTGAGCAGGGCATTTTCAGAGCTGCGGGACCGGATAGGTGTAGCGGCAGAATTACCTATCAAAGAAAGGCCAACTTTCCACGAGATTAGAGCGCTGGCGGCTCATATTTTCGAAAGACAAGGTATCGATCCGCAGGCAAGGATGGCCCATAGTGATGCAAAATCGACAAAAATTTATACCCAGAATCATGTTGAATGGGTTGAAGTACCGCATGCAGAAATAAAAATGGCATAGAAAAAGGCACCTGATGGTGCCTTGAATAAAGTCTTGAATAAGACACCCGAAGGTGCCTTAAGTGGTTCTCTTAGCAACGAACTAAGAACGCCCACGCCTCATACCCATAATCATGAGCATCAAGGACTTTTGCGGATTTCCCACGTACCTTGCGGTAACGGCAGAAAACCCAACGGAACCCTTTTGGTGCCGCTTTCGAAGCGATAGATTTCAAACTCATTCATGTAACACCTCCTTACCAAGAGAGATTTTTCCCTTGAACATCTTCCCTGAAGGTGTTAGTTTCAGGCTGTCTATTGAAGCTGTTCACGGTGGTGACGCCTCTCGGATTCATCACCTTAAGACCCCTTGCATTGGTTGGCGCCAAGCAGGGGGTTTTTACATTTTGTCTAACTGATATCGTGCGGCCACTAATGATACTCCGCATGCCTCAGCTACATTTTCAGCACTCATACCTTTCAGAACATTGGCATGAATAGCTGGTACTAATAGCTCACCACTGAAACATTTGGCTTGCCACTCACTACTCTCAAAAGGGCGGATTTTTACCCCTGGAGCAGAACGCGCGAAAGCAATGTTCCTGTGCATGAGAAGATGACCCAGTTCATGTGCGGCAGTCATCCTGTCACGCCCTACCCCATTCAAAGCACCCTCGTAAATGTCTTCACGAAGAATCAATAAATGTTCCTGTGGGTAGGTGAGACCGTGCGTCTCCCCCATTTCCTTCATCCCACCGATATGGAGTTCAAAATCTGGGATCAACTGAGGCAATGCGAACTCGATCACCTCCATAACAGGAAACATCAGACCTGTAATACCGAAGGTGCTCCGCAGAGATCTGACGATAGAACGTATTGATTCGCGGTTCTGCGGGGGTACACGATAATCTTGTCCGCTCAAAATGCCTCCTACTGCTGTTTTCGATTCAAAATCTGTCGTAAATTCCGGAAGTCTTCTTCATTTAACTCATCAAAACTACGAGCGAACGCAATTGCGACTTCACGAGCATGGTCGTTCTTACCTGACAAGCTGATCTCTACTGATTGCTGAGAGTCACGAGCTGCACTGATAAGCTTTTCTTTTTGTTTTTCATCCGCATTCAGATAGCCAATGATGCTATCAAGCACGGGTTTAGTGACCGCCCTTTTACCAGTTTCGATTGCTGAAAGATAAGACGAGGTCATACCCATAGCCTCAGCCATGCTTTTAAGCGTAAGCCCCAGGTCTATGCGCATTTTTCTTACTGTCTTACCAAACGGCGTTAACATAGTTGTATCTCCAGTGTGTCCAAGACCCCCATTACTCTTGGGTCTCATTTTAAGTTAACACGCTCCCGACAGAAAATCAACAGAATTTTGTTGATTTCTTTCATGTCGATTCGTTTACGAATCTTCAGTCTCGTGTTGATTGAGACGTAGGTCGTGTGAAGAAGTATGGGGAAAAACCAGCTGTAACCCATTGATGTGTATAGTGCGGATTTTGCAAAAAATGCACTGTTTGCATATACAGTCCAATGTGTCGCAACACCAGTATTTACAAGGGTTACAGCGGATTTATCGCAGTGACATGGGGTGTCGGGGGTCGGAGGTTCAAATCCTCTCGTGCCGACCAAAAATCCCAAGAAAACCAACCGTAAAGGTTGGTTTTTTTATATCTGCATTTAATTCGATAAACAGACCGCGACACATCACGGCCTGTTTATTTTCTGTTA